TTGTGTTGGATATTTAAAACTACCAGAGGGAATAGAAGAGGAATGGGAAGAAGATTATAAAGACCATCACCCAGCAAACGGACATATTCAGTTTGCTAGTGGTACAGCATCTGGTTATACATGCACTAACTTTGTTGTTAAACCACAGGTCGGTGATTTCTATGTCTTTCCCTCTCAACTATTTCATTGTGTTTATCCTTTCTATACGAAGGGAGAACGTAGGTCTTTCAGTATGAACATGAACTTTATTGAAATACCTAAAGAAAAAAGTGTTGACAAATAGTTATATTTGTGTATAACTATAGTCAATCAAGAGTGTACGTTAAGCGCATGATGTACACTCAAAATGCAAACACACAGTTTTACGGATTACCTGAAGAGTTTGGCCTGACCCGTACAGTCACACCCAAGCAACGCAGCCTCTAATAGCTTACGTTTGTATCTGTTTACATAAAAACTACCAAATAAGGAGATGGTACTATGGCGTTTACAACCGCTAGTGGGTACGGTAATCTTCCTAACGGTAATTTTTCGCCTATCATTTACAGCAAACAGGTGCAACTTGCTTTCCGCAAGGCTGCTGTTGCTGAGGCAATCACCAATAACGACTACTTTGGTGAAATTGCACAGATGGGTGATTCCGTTAAGATTATCAAAGAACCCGAAATTACCGTCAAGGCTTATGCACGTGGTACAACAATCACACCGCAAGACCTTGATGATGAAGATTTCAACCTTACCATTGACAAAGCTAACTACTTTGCATTCAAGGTTGATGACATTGAAGAGGCACACAGCCACGTAAACTTCCAGCAATTGGCAAGTGACCGTGCTGCGTACCGTTTGGCTGACCAGTTTGACCAAGATGTTCTTGGTTACTTATCTGGGTTTAAGCAGTCTGCCATTCATGGCACAGCCGATACAGTTAATACGACTGTGAACGGTTCAAAGGCTGTTTCAACTGCAGGTACGGATGAACTGCTGTCAAGCATGAAACTGGAAGCTGATGAATTTGGCGGCTCATCAGGTTCATCAATTGGGATTCAGCCACGTCTGCCGGGTGCATCTTCTGTACCGGGTTCAGGCAATGCTAACCCAACAATGGTTATTGCTCGTATGGCTCGTAAGCTAGACCAGCAAAACGTAGATACACAAGGCCGTTGGCTTGTTGTAGACCCAGTATTCATTGAGGTACTGAAGGATGAAGACTCAAAACTTCTGAACTCAGATTTCGGTGGTGCAGGTCTGCAGAACGGACTTGTTGTGAATAACCTGCATGGCTTCCAAGTGTATGTTTCAAACAATCTACCTTCAGTAGGTACTGGTTCTGGTACTACTGGCGGTACAAACGCATCTAACTTTGGTGTGATTGTTGGTGGACATTCATCTGCCGTTGCTACTGCAGAGCAAATTAACAAGACAGAAACATATCGTGACCCTGACAGCTTTGCTGACATTGTTCGTGGTATGCACCTCTACGGACGTAAGATTCTTCGTCCAGAGGCTCTTGTTAATGCTAAGTTTAACCTCGTGTAAGAAAGGGAGATTGAATTATGGCTCTTGGTGATAATACTACTTCCGTAGCACGTGGAAATGACGCTCGTGGTCGTAAGCCTTACTTGCTTTCAGCAGAGTTAAACTTTGCTACTGCTGCAAGTGATAAAGGCACAGCCCTTGCTGCTGACGATGTTATTCCGGGTTTGACTATTCCTGCGAATACCCTAATTATGTGTGCTGGTTTTGAGGTAACATCTGCTCATACAGGTACTTCAACTGACACAGATTTTGATTTTGGTATCACAGGTGGAGACCTTGATAACTTTGTTGACGGTTTTGATTTTGATGGCGCATCTGTAGGTGACTATGCTTTTAAGGCAGGGCAAACTCCTGTTCTTATTGGTGGCACTTCAGATACCATCGACATTGAAATTCAGGCAATGACAGGCACAACAACAGGTGGTAAAATCCGCATGTTTGCTGTTTGCTTGGATGTTGATGACCCCGGTGACATGACTGCTCAAGAAGTAGACCGCGACCAACTCGCATAAGTAATCTGTAGTGGGGGCAGGGCAACTTGCCCCTACTTACTCTTTAAGGATTTAGTATGGCATATAATTACTTAGGCTTGACAAACGAAGTGTTAGCACGTATGAATGAGGTAGAATTGACTACCTCTAATTTTGTGTCTGGCGCACGTGGTTTTCAAGTTCAATGTAAAAATGCAGTAAATGATGCTATTAATTATATTAATCAACGTGAATTTGGCTGGCCTTTTTCCCACGCTACAAAAACACAAACATTAGTAGCGGACCAAACACGATACACAATTCCCACTGATGCAATACACGTTGACTACGAAACATTTAGAATATCAAAAGATAATACACTTGGTGTAGCAGGAACAACTTTACGTGTTTTAGATTACAAAGAATACGTTGATAGATTTATTGACCAAGAAACTACGTCAGATGTAGGTGGTGTGCCTATTTATGTATTTCGTACACCAGATAATAACTATGGTTTATATCCGTACCCCGATAAAGCATATACTTTAAAATACGAACATTTTAACAAACCTACAGCTTTATCTGCAGCGACAGATGCTCCTACAATTCCAGAACAGTTTCGTCAGGTTATTGTAGATGGTGCTACAGCTTATGCCTATCAGTATAGAGGTGAAGCACAACAGTATGGTATAAACTTTGCAAGGTTTGAAGATGGTATTAAACATATGCAAACTATACTATTAAATAGAACAGACTATGTAAGGTCAACTTATATACCGCACTCACAGAGATACGGCATTAACATAGCAGCGTTTTAGGTGACATATGGCAGACGAATCAGGATTAAACCCATTTGTCTTTGCCTGTTCTGGGGGATTGGTGTTAGACCTTTCTACCTTTGATATGCAACCGGGCATGGCACTTGAGTTGCAAAACTTTGAGCCAGACATTAAGGGTGGTTATAGACGCATATCTGGCTATTCAAAGTGGAATAGTAACATTGTACCACAAGATGCTAGTTCTAGTGAAAAAGTATTAATGTCAGCTTACTTTAAGGGAAAGGTTATTGCTGCACGTGGTGGTAAAATACACGAAGCTGGAAAAACTGGTAGTTGGACACAGATAGATACAGGCAGAACAGGTGCTGGCAAATACACACACTTTAGATATAATTTAGGTGGCACAGATTTTATTGTATTTGCTGATGGAGCAAATCATGCAAGCAAGTATGATGGCACTACTGTTACTGACCTTAATTCAACAGGCGCACCAACTAATCCAAAATTTGTAGTAGGCCATCAAGAAGCATTATTTTTTGCAGGTATGTCTGCTTCACCACAAGAAGTAGTTTACACCACAAATCAAACAGATGATAATTTTGATGTGGGTGCTGGTGCTGGTAGTTTTCAAGTAGATAGTGTAATTACTGGTCTATTTCCATTTCGTGACCAATTGTTTATATTTTGTGAAGAGAGAATATTTAAACTAGTTGGTAACACACAAGCTGATTTTAATTTACTCCCTGTTACACGTGAAATTGGTTGTGTAAATGGTGCTACTATTAAAGAAGTAGGGGGTGACTTAATATTCCTTGGTCCTGACGGATTGCGTACAGTAGCAGGTACAGAAAAAATTGGTGACGTTGAACTTGGTACAATTAGCAGACAAGTGCAACCAAGGTTTGAAGGACTAACGGACGTTGATGAGTTTGATAGCGTAGTTGTACCAGATAAAACACAATATCGTATATTTTTTTCTAATGCAAATATAACACGTGCAAACACAACAGGTGTTGCAGCAGTTAGAAAACAAGCTTATGAATTTGCCGATATTCGTGGTATACGACCTAGTAGTACAGACTCTGTAGTAGATGAAGGTGAGTCTATTGTTTTACATGGCGAGTACGATGGTTATGTATATCGTCAAGAGCAAGGCAATGATTTTGATGGAAATACTATTACAGGTAAATACAGGTCTCCTGATTTATCTTTAGGTGATGCAGGTATTCGTAAAAACTTTCAACGTGTAATTATTAACTATGCACCTGAAGCTGCTGTTAATGCAGACTTGTTTGTAAGGTATGATTATGAATCACCAGAAGTGCCACGTCCTGCCGCATATCCGTTTGACACTGCCACTGTTGTGGCTGTTTATGGTACATCGGTATATGGAACGGCAACATACGGTGGACAATCAAATCCATTGGTCAGGCAACCGATTGAAGGTTCAGGATTTGCTGTGGCATTAAGAGTTAATGATAGAGGGGTATCAGCCCCATATTCGCTAAAAGGTTTTCAGTTAGAATTTGATATAGGAGCAAGACGTTAATGGCAGGTTTTACTAGACAGTCTTCATTTACTGATGGTGATATTATTAATGCTGCTGATAGCAATGATGAGTTTAATCAACTTGTAAACGCTTTCGCAAACACTTCAGGCCATAAACATGATGGCACTGCAGCAGAAGGTCCAGTTATTGGTTTAATTGGAGACCCCGGTGTTACTACACCTATAAATAAAGTTGTAGTTGACGATACAAATAATCGCATTGGTGTTTTTGTTGATGTATCTGGCTCTACTACTGAGCAACTTAGATTTCAAGATGGTGCTGTTGTACCTGTAACTGATAATGATATTGACCTTGGTACAAGTAGTCTTGAGTTTAAAGATTTACATTTAGATGGAACTGCCAACATAGATAGTCTGGTAGCTGATACTGCTGACATAAACGGTGGTACTGCTGATAATGTTGTAATTGGTGGTAGCACTGCTGCTGCTATTACAGGCACTACTCTTGTAGCAAATACGAGTTTAAATATTGCAGGTGATGGTGCAACAGTTACAGGCATTAAAGATGAAGATGACATGTCTTCTAATAGTGCTACCAAACTAGCTACACAACAATCTATTAAAGCATATGTAGACGCACAGCTAACTGCAGAAGATTTAGACTTTCAAGCAGACAGCGGTGGCGCACTAGCTATTGACCTCGATAGTGAAACACTTACATTTACTGGTGGCACAGGTATTGATACTAGTGGCTCTGGTAATACTGTTACATTTGCTATTGACAGCACTGTTACAACTCTGACAGGCTCGCAAACTCTTACCAACAAAACTCTCACTACACCTATTATTGCAGAAATTGATAACACGTCAGACATTACATTAGATGCTGGCGGTGATATTATTCTCGATGCAGATGGTGCAAACATTATCTTTAAAGACGATGGCACATCAATCCTTGATATTGCTAACAACTCATCTGATGTAGAACTTACTGTAAGCACAGCAGATAAGAACTTTGCTATCAAAGGTACAGATGGTTCATCTGCTATTACTGCTCTTGACATTGACATGGCTTTAAATGGTAAAGCTACTTTTAGTGGTGATGTTGTAGTTACAGGAGACCTTACTGTAACTGGTGATGATATTACTATGGGTACAAATACCTCTGGTCATATCATGGTAGCTGATGGCACAAACTTTAACCCAGTTGCTGTATCTGGTGACGTGACCATCAGTAGTGCTGGTGCAGTCACAATCGCAAACAGTGCTGTTGAAACAGCAATGCTTAATGCTAATGTAATTACAGGTCAGACTGCAGAAACATCTTTAGATTCGTCAAATGATACAATTTTAATACATGATGCCAGTGCTAGTGCTTTAAGAAAAACTACACTAGCTTCCATATCATCTGCTTTGGGTGGCATTACAGATGTAGTTGCGGATGATTCTCCCCAGCTTGGCGGTGACTTGGATGTTAATGGCAACGATATCGTATCAACATCTAATGGTAACATTGACATTTTACCAAATGGTTCTGGTGTAGTAAACCTTGATGGTAATGGTTCTTCAGGTGGTGTGTCCATATCAGATGGTTTAATTGATATACGCACAGGCACAGGTGCAGTATCTAAAGTAAAGTTTTATTGCGAGTCAGCTAACGCACACGCACAAACACTACAAGCACAACCTCACTCTGCAGGAAGTAGTGCAGTGCTGACATTACCTGTAGCAACGGGAACATTGGTGGGTAGCGGAGATACTGGAACAGTATCCAATGATATGTTAGCTGGCAGTATTGCTCAAGGTAAACTAGCTGGTAGTATTCCTGATAGCAAACTAAGCACAATTTCTACAGCAGGTAAAGTTGACCTTGGCGCACTTGAAATAGATGGTGCAACAGATATAGGTGCTGACCTTGTAGATGCTGACTTGCTTATTGTTGATGATGGTGCAAACGGCACAGAGCGTAAGTCAGAGTTTACACGTGTAAAGAAATACATCTACTCTGCAATGTCAGGTGATGCAACCGCAAGTGACTCAGGTGCATTAACAATTGCAAATGGTGCAGTAGAAAATGCAATGTTAGCAGGTTCTATTGCTGATAGTAAATTAAATACAATATCAACTGCAGGTAAGGTTGATTTGGCTGCATTAGAAATAGATGGTGGCACTGATATTGGCGCAGACTTAACATCTTCTGATTTAATTATTGTAGATGATGGTGCAGGTGGTACTAATAGAAAAGCTGCATTATCACGTTTAACAACATTTATGACAGCACAGGGTTTCTCAAGTGATGACCCAACTGCATTAGCCATAGCCCTTGGCTAACGTAAACTAGGGCTTGACAAAAACCACATAGTGTGGTATAATTAACACAACCTTTTAATAGGAGTATATCATGGCAGACGATGCCTCAGTAACCGTACAGGCAACGGTATTGCCTGATGAAATTGCCAAAACCATTTCTGGCACTATGACTATATCACCTGCTGATGCAAATGATAAGTGGTACTATAAGTTAACTAGTGTTTCTAATTCAAGCACAGACTTAATGGCTGGTAACTTTATTGACTATACAGCAGTGGATGATGATACAGCCCCCACTGCCATTGCAACTGGCGATAAAGTTAACTTTCTGTTTATTAAAAACACAGATTCAAGCAACGATGTCTACATTGTGCTTGATGCTGGAACAGCTTCGACAAGCGCAACAGATGCAATTAAAATTGCAGCAGGTCATAGTTTCTATGCTAATTTGCCAAACACCACTGTTGCTGATATCCATGCGATATCTTCTACAGGTACAGTAACTTGCATTGTAGCAGCATTGTTAGATGATGTAAGTGAATAAGGAGTAGGTCATGGCTAATACCTTTAAAGTAAAGACGTTTGATGGGTCAAGCACTGCAGCTAATGCAGCGATGAATGTATACACTGCAGATACTACTAATCTTACTGCTACTGTTGTTATTGGCCTAACTATTGCAAACACGAGCAGCAGCCAGATACTTGTAGATATTAAACTGGCTGCTGGTTCTACTGTGTTTTTAGCAAAGGATATTCCTATTCCTGCCTCATCTTCATTTGAATATATGGCAGGTAATAAAATTATTATGGAAGCTAATCACACCCTATCTGTTATTTCAGATACAGCAAATAGTGCTGATACAACTCTAAGCATCATGGAGATTACTAGCTAATGCCTTATATTGGTAATATACCTACATCTCGATTTGCAGCTATAGACTATCAAGACTTAACAGGTGTAACAGGTAGCCCGGTTAAAAGAGGGTTTACTTTAAATAATGTAGTTGGTAGTGAAAATGAACTTGAAGTGTTTGTCAACAACGTGCGGCAAGAGCCAAGCGTTGCATATACTGTGTCTGGCACTACACTTACTATGACAGGTGATGTAGAAACTACGGACGATTTCTACGTGGTGTTTCAGGGAAAATCTATAGGCACTGCAACTCATCCTGCTAATAATGCTCTTGAGGCTACAAGTGGTACGTTTAGTGGTAATGTATCTATTACAGGAGATTTAAGTGTATCAGGAACAGGCGCAACTAAAGTTGCAATTTTAAGTCATGTTACTGCCCACGATGTTGGTGGAGGTGATTTGGAATCAGGTGCTTTTAGGACTCGCCCTTTAAATACTGAGGTTGACCCAGATAGCATTGTAACTTTGTCCAGCAATCAATTTACATTAGCCGCTGGCACTTACATTATTGATTGGACTTGTGATGGATATAGCGTTGACCATCATGTTTCACAAATTTATGATATTACCAACAGTGCCACTTTGATATTAGGAAGCGCATCATATGCTAAGTCTACTGTGAACGTGGCTAATGTAACTTATGGTCATCATGTTTTTACAATTACATCAACGACAACTTATGAACTACAGCATCAGTGCAGCACTACTAAAGCTAGCAATGGAATGGGTAATGTTACAAACATGTCTGGCATTAATTCAACTCATGCCTTTTTAAAAATAACAAAGGTTTAATATTTCAATGTATAAATACATAACAAGTTCAGTAAAAACCATTCCAAATAATGATGTTGAGGAAACAGCTAATTCTATTCTTCAAGCGTCAGATTGGACACAGCTACCAGATAGCGGTCTAACAGATAATTGTGTAGCATTATTTAAAACGTATCGTGCTTCTATAAGAACCATACGCAGAACTAACCCATCTAATCCAACGTGGCCTAATGCGCCTACAGAGGAGTGGTCATAATGGCATTATCTCAAATACAAGCTACAAGTATGAGTGCTGACGCATTAAGTGGTTGGACTGAAACTGCCTCTATAGGAACACTTGATGCTGCAACAGAAACTATTACTGGTCTACCTAGCACAATAACTGAATTATATATGGCTTGGGATAGTGTCACTCATTCTAGTGATAGCCCATCTACTTGGGGCATACGATTAGGAACAAGTGGTGGTATAGTAACAAGCGGATACAAGTCTTCTGTAAATTGGATTTACGACCCTAACAATGTTGTTGGTCATGTTGAAAATACGACTTTTGCAATTGGAGATATGGGAAGTTGGGGTGCAGCGCAATGGTCAGGACAGTTTTATTTTTGGAATATAACTTCTAATACGTGGGTATATAATGGGATTATGAGAGATAGTGATGGTGATTATGACGTTGTAGAACATTGGGCTGGAAGAGTGGCTTTAGGTGGTACATTAGATAGAATTTCAGTGTCTGTTAGTGCTGGAACAATAAATGGCGGCACAATTAAGGCATACTACAAGTAGGTGATTTATGGCTATAGAAAAAAGAACTAATGCGATTACAGGTGAAGTAGAGCGAATAGAGTATACTCAGCCAACACTTACTGCTGAAGAAAAATTAAATTATTTGCGAACTGAACGTAATAAAAAACTACAGGCTACAGACGTATGGGCTTTATCTGACCGCACTATGACACAAGCACAAAAAGATTACAGGCAAGCCCTACGTGATATAACTAAAACAGCCACGTCACTAGATGATGTAACTTGGCCTACAAAACCGGAGTAGAATATGAGTAGAGCGAGAGAATTTGCAGACCTAGCTGGTTCGGTTGATGCTGGTGGTATCACGGGCAGAAATCTGATTATCAATGGTGCGATGGAGGTTGCCCAGAGGGGAACTAGCACAGCTAGTATTTCTTCTAGCAGTACTTATGTTTTAGATAGGACAAGGTTTGCTTTATCAAATGGCGGCACTTGGACGATGAGTCAGTCAACAACTGTTCCATCAGGGCAAGGGTTTTCACATAGTTTAAAATTAGATTGCACCACAGCAGATACTTCACTGGGTTCAACAGATTATCTACAACTACAGCAACTTATTGAAGGTCAAAATGTACAACATCTTTCATATGGAACTTCTGGTGCGAAGTCTGTTACTGTCTCATTTTGGATAAGAAGTAACAAAACTGGAACATACACTCTTGAAGTGCAAACACAAACTTCATCCAACGCATTTTACCAAAACGCAAAAGCATTTACTATTTCATCCGCAGACACTTGGGAAAAGAAAGAAATTACTTTTGTTGGTAACACCTCAAACAATGTAATAAACTCTAATGCTGTGGGATTTTATGTAAGTCTTTGGTTGGGGGCTGGTTCATCTCGCACAAGTGGCACGTTTACTAACGGCACTTGGCATAATACAGCGGAAAACAGGGTTCACAGTTCTCAAGTTAATTTAGCAGACAGTACATCTAACGAATTATATCTTACAGGATTACAGCTTGAAGTAGGCGAACAGGCCACACCATTTGAACATAGGTCATTTGGGGATGAGTTGGCTAGGTGTCAAAGGTATTATTATAAACTTTCCCCCGGCTCTGCTGCAAGTGGATATGCCAGTTGTAACAGTAATAATACCTCAAGAAGCGATGTCCTTTGCCATTTTCCTGTTACATTAAGGGAGATTCCAACAGCCGTGGAAACAACTGGTACAGCATCAGATTACGGAAGTTTAACTGCTGGCGTAAATGTAAATTGTAATTCAGTTCCTACTTTTGTTCGTGCGTCATTAAATACATCATTTGTTAGATTTCCTTATGCTAGTAGTAGTGTGACAACGGGGCAAGCGGGTACTGCTCAAGCAAAGTCTACTGATTCTTTTTTAGCTTGGAGTGCTGAGTTATGAGTTATTCGATTGTTGATACCGCAGAGGGTGTGACCATTTATGGTGATGGCAAAAGAAGTTGCATTGGCATAGATAAAGTTTTTCAAGAATGGTTGCGAAAAAACAAAGACAATTTGCCTGATGACATCCAAGCTAAAATTGATGCTGGTGAATTAACAATAAAGGATGCAGACTGATGCCATACATAGGTAAGTCCCCACAGTTTGGAGTTCGCTCTAGATTTTACTTTACACAATCTAGTGCCGGTGGAACTTCTGTTTCTGGGTCTGATGATAATTCAAAAACACTAAAGTTTTCTGATGGTGAGTTTGTTGATGTTATGCTAAATGGTGTAACACTTGTTGCTGGTACAGACTATAACACAACCACGGCTAATACTATTGCAGGGTTATCTGCTTTAGCAAATGGAGATGTTGTTGAAGTTGTAGTGTATGATGTCTTTAGTGTGTCTGATACAGTTAGTGCAAAAAATGGGGGTACGTTTGCAGGTAATGTTACCTTTACGGGAGATGTAAATGGAACTCCTAAAGGTAACAGTAATCTAATTATCAATGGTGCAATGCAGGTTGCTCAGAGGGGTACGAGTACAACAGGCATAACATCAGGCACAGCGTATAACACTGTAGATAGATTTCAGTTTGGTGTAACAAATGCTGGCACATACACAATAGCACAATCTACAACCACACCAGATGGATTTGGTTTTTCAACAAAAATTGATTGCACTACAGCAGATACTTCTGTTGCTGCTGACCATGTTGTGTTTTTTCAACAAAGAATAGAGGGTCAAAATTTACAACTTTTGCAAAAGGGAACATCTTCTGCAAAGAAACATACTTTGTCTTTTTATGTAAAATCAAACAAAACAGGAACATATACAGCTTCCATTAGAGACAACGATAACAGTCGTAGCATATCAAGAATATACACGGTAGATTCCGCAGATACATGGGAAAGAAAAACAATTACATTTGATGGTGATACCACAGGAGCATTAGACAACGACAATGAATATTCATATCAAATAAGATGGTATCTTGCTGCAGGTTCAAATTATACAAGTGGCACGATGAACTCAACATGGGCCTCACAAACTACAGCAAATTTAGTTTCATCAAGCCAAGTAAATTTATCTGATAGCACTGATAATGAGTGGCTTATAACTGGCGTGCAGCTTGAAGTAGGCGAACAAGCAACACCATTTCAGCATGAGGACATAGGAATTACTCTTGCAAAATGTCAGAGGTATTATGAACAGTTAGGCCCAGCATTAATAAATGCAGGTAGTGGTTATAGTTATGCTCTAGCTAGTTACGATGGCACTTCTAGTAATATGTGGCTTACAATAGATTTTGCTACTACAAAAAGAGCAGCACCTACAAGTTTGGACTTTCTTAATGGTTATGCTTGGGTAGGCACACCATCAGTTTTTGGATATGGTACAAATGGTATAACTATGCACAGGGCGGGTGCTGGTATTGTTAAAAATACAGGTGCTAGTGCAACTGGTGTAAATACAGTAGAAGTGGACTGTGAACTATGATAGATGAAAATAATAAATTCAATTATATATCAGCTAAATATGTTCATGGAACTGATATAGAAGGTAATGTTATAAATAATTGCGTTATCACAGCAACTAGACCTGATGGTAATTTTTCTTACTTTCCAGCAGATAATAACAATCCTAATTACGCATATATCAAAGCAAGGCACGATGATACTGATGACAGCTTTACAATAAAGGATGCAGATTAAATGATGCAGTTCAAGGCATTTAAGCCACAAGCACTTAATAAAATTGCGGGGGCTATGGGATATCAGGGTGATATGTCACAGTTCCAAAAGTTTATTGAGGAAGACCC